TTCCAAAGAATTTCTTCACTAGGAGAATCATCATACTGAAGAGGTTTATCCATTTGTGTCCAACCGATAGAATCGATGTCATCACCAGTTCCAGTACTAAATGCTCTGTAGTAGAGTCTAACATCTGACTCTGGTGGACGGGACATTTGGAAATCAACTCTAATTGATCTAGACTCTCTAATTAAACGAGCAAGTCGTGTGATGTATACACAATCATTTTGATCACCTAGTGGTAGAAGAGAAACGTCTTGTGTACGATCAATTTGTCCTTGCTGACCATATGGAGATGATCCACCTGGCCATTGATTGATTCTATTAGTTGTTGTAATTAAAGAACATCTATCTAAATCAACAACAGGAGAAAGAGTTGACTTTGTGGTTGACAAATCAATGAGCATAGTCAATGATTTTTGTCCATCTAGTTTAGCATTTTCATTAACTTCCGAACAAACCATCTTAGGATTGGGGAAGAAGTTTTGATCGTTTAATGTAATGGCAACATAACTACCATCATTAACAAATGATGCTTGATCACGAGGAGTAGAACCTCCTTCACCACCACCATCACCAACAGATGTTGCTGTAGTTGTATTGATTCTAGCAGTAATATCTGTTTCTGGCAAATTCATTACAGAAACAGTAGGTGTTAGAGTTTCAAACTGTGTATTCTGAGAAGCGTAAACCATGTTTCCACCAGCACGAATACCATTATTTGCTACACCTTGCATTTGAAGCATATACGTATCCATCCAAGGACACTCAAGACTTGTGTGAGTCTTGTTAATATCAACTAGAGGAAGACCATCAAGATTATAGCATTGAACAACCGCAGCAGATGCATGTGTTACATCAGTAGTTCCATTAGAACCTCTACCACCAGTTGCTACAGTAATTGTTTTACCATCAGTAGAGATAGCACTGTACTTAATGATTTCATCGTTAATCTTAACGTATCCTGGATTCACATTACTAATCGCTGCACCATTCACAACTTTGTGGAATGCTTGTGCATTTTCAACCGTGATTGATGTTGCAGCTGCTGCCAACGCACTAGTAAGAGTTGTATCACCAACTTCAGAAATTACACCTTCAATACTTACATTATTCTGTCTACTATGCATACCACTGTTTCTATGATAAACAAGAATTTCTTTCTCATCATTTGCATAGGTAGGTGCAGTAGAAAGGAATCCACCAAATGAATCACCACTTTCAGTAGAAGAAGTTACAGTTGCAGTCCAACCACCAGACTCATTTAGAGTTTCAGTAGCAGTAAAGGCACCAGTAATATAATGAAGAACTAATGCAGTAGATCCGTTCCAACTCTTAACAATACCGACAGAACCAGAAGTTGCACCAGTAACAACATCACCAACCTCTAGAGTTCCAGTTACACTACCAACAACCATAGTTGCAAGAGATTCAGAAGACCTTAAGAGGAAGGTAGTAGAAGATCCACCTAACCAATTACCAGAAACATCATTAACCGTAATTGTATCTGCAACAGATGCAGATGTAGTAGAAGAAACAACAGTTGATTCAGCATTTGAAGTAAGTTGTAGCAAACGAGCACCAACACTGTAAGTATACTGAGAACCAGCAGGACCAAGAGTTAGTACAATTTTTGGTTTGATAGTTTGAATTGGATTGTCAATCAATCTGTGTATACCACCATTACCCTTACCTTGTGCTGTATTATTAAGAGCAACAGTTCCACTAGTTGCAGTGAAGTTTGCACGATATACAGTAAACTTCAGATCTTCATATTGGTCAGCAGTCCATGTAGATGCGTTTTGTGATTTGAATAGAACACCAGCATAAGGTTGTTCAGAAATTGTTCTATTACCACTAACATCAACATCACCCATTCTAGAAATCCAAACTTGGTATTCATTAGAGTCAGATAGAAGAACAAAGCAATATTCAACAGATGACTTAATGTATACAGGTGCTTGGAAACTAAACTTAGTAGCAACAGCAGCACTTTCTGAAACTTCTACTTGATCTGGTGTAATAGTAACATCTGAGAATGGAAGAATTGTTTTAGTTGGATAACCATTTTCCATTGTTCTGATCTGCATCGAGATCGGAATATTATCATCTTTAGTATTAAAGAAGATTTCAACAGAAGAGATGAATACACCACCTTCTTCCTCAACAATAAAGGATTGAGCAAGAGGGTCATACCAACCAATTTGACGTGTCTCAGTTCTAGTTGTTTCTACAACTCTATCTTCACTAACTGTATCTCTAACAAGTTCAGCATTACGAATTGCAAGAATATTTTCTTGAACAGTCTGTAATGTTCCTGTTGCTGAGTAAGTTGTATCAGCAGAAGAATCTACTGCACCAATTGCCTTACTATTTTCTGGAGATGTTGTAAATCTAAATGAACGAGTACCTGTTGCCCAACGTGGATTTGCATCATTTTTAGGAGAAGGAACAAAGAACGTACCTTGTAGATTACCAACGTTATCTGTTAAGAGGCGGCGATCTCCAACAACTGCTCTTGCACCAGAAGTTTGACCAACTAAAATTTCACCAACTTGCATATTACCAAAGAAATCTGGTGATACAGTTTCAGATATAGCAGTTATATCATGGTTTAGAAGTGCTGTTTGAGAAGCATATGAAGTAGGAAGAGTTTCTGTACCTCTACCATAAGGATTGGTTTTATAACCATCATCAGGAGCAACAACTTTTAACTGACAACCTGAAGTTTCTCCACGCACAGTTTCACCAACAACAAAAGGAGTTTCATTTGTTCTAGAATCAGTTGTTGAATTTTTAATAAGTTCAATTACCTTAGGAGTGAGGTATGTAGTTACATCAACACCATCAAAGAATGCATACATTCTAGTACGTGGTTTCATACGATCAACGTTGAAACCTATGTTACGAGATCTAATCCAAGGAATACTACTTCTAGAAAGAACTGTATCACCTAATGATCTCCTTTCAATCTTAGGAACAACTCTAGTACGAATACCTTGACGTGCTTGGTTGTTTACAACACGGAATGTACGACGTTCGTGTAGGTAGAATAGACCTTGACGACGTTGACCATGACCAGCACGACCTAACTGACGACCAATTCCGTATGTACCAGACGTAGATCTTTGTTGAGAAGTTGATTGTAATGTTTCACCAGTCCAGTTAGTTTGCCATGAACCCCATTGAATAGGAGCAAATCCATTTTGATCAACTTGTAAGTCTCTTGATACAGAGGAGAAATCACCCTCGATGTTTTCAACACGAGCAGGTATACGCTCAGTATCAATCCAATCATCAGATGCAGGTGTTAGATCAATGCGTCCAATAAAGGTAAAGACGTTAAATGGGTTTACATTCTCTGTTCTAGAGGCATATGGTTGAGTAATAAGTGCTACATCTTCAAAAGGTAGCATCAATACATTACCATCAGTTTTTACAATATTAGTAGAATCTGTTTCGTTATATTGAAGTGCTACGTTTGTTGTAAAGTGTTGTGGACGTAATTGACCTTCTCTAAAGTCAAGAGAACATTTATAATCTGGATTAAGAACATCTCCAGTAGTATGGTCGGTGAAGTCATCAACAACATAACCATTCTTTAAACGATCAAATCCATTCTCATCATAAGTCTTGGTGTTTTCTGCTTGAGATTCAAGCATTGAAAGTGAAGTATAATATTCAACGTGGGTAAGTCTTTGCTCAAGATCACCAATATCTTTCATCGTATATCTTCTGATAACTTCTGTAGTAATCAGAACATCTCTTTCTGGATCAAATACAAATGGTTTGTATTCAAGAGTTGCCAAAAGCATGGCATTCTCAACTTTTGGAGGTGGAATGAGGAAATAACCAGATACACCTTTACTTACAATTAATTGACCATCATGCGATAGATATATCTTGTCAATTCTTGGAAGATACCAAGCATAGTCTGCTCTAAACGAAGAGTTAACTTTCATGATATCAAAGATAGTTGCACCACCAGCAGCACCAGCAGTATCAAATACCCTAGAAACAAAATCAAAAGTACTACAATTTACAAAGTATGGATCACTAACAGTTCCAGTACCATTTCTTAATTCTTTAACAGCAGGTCGGAAATCAATTTGATCTCTAATATACTTAATAGAACCATCCAACTTATAAGCGGGAATGTCTTTGTAACCAATACCACTATAAGATTCTGCTGAGAAATAATCACCAGATGCTTCATGAGTAAAGAAGTCAAAAATTACAAGCAATCTTCTTGTAGGTGCTACAGTAGAAGGAAGGCGAATTAGTTTTGATGTGTCATAGAAATTAGTTCTTTGTCCTGGTTCAAGTTCAAATTGATCAGTAATAACTTTACTTCCTGCAAAAATAGATTCTTCGCCGTCATCGATAATACCAGTAATGGTATCTCCAGCACTATTTTCACCAGTAATAGTTTCTCCTGTAATAAATGGAATTTCATTCAAACCAACATAATATAGTTTTAGATCTGCGTTAGAGAATGAAATAACTCTACCTCTGGCACCAGAAGTTTTACCAACAATTAGTGTGCTTGCAGCAAAGAATACAGATTCAGTAAGAATTACATATGGTGAAGATGCATCGTTATCATCAAATGATTCATAGATTGCATGAACATTGTAAACATCATTAACACCAAATGAAATATCTAAATCTTCAACTCTAGTTCCATAAAGAGTACTATGAATAAGACCTGTTGGTTGTGTATCTACATCAGTCTCAGTCTTAAATACTTTCAATGACCTCATCTTAGAAGCGGTCTTAATTTTTCTAGCAACAGTATTCTTAGAGACCAACGCTGTAAGAGTTACTGTAGCAACATTGGTAAGACCACTAATTGAGAAAGATTGGTTGTCAGAACCAAAAGATGTTGACAACACACCAGCATCTACTTGTGCATCAATATCTACATTTTCTCCATCAGAAAATACTGTGGATGTTCCATTATCAATAATTGTAAGAATATAATTATCACCAGATAATGCACCAAATGCTTCAGTCTCAGGAAGAGTAAATGTAATAGAACCTGAAGTTACCGTCTTGGATGCAAAGTTTCTAAAGACAAAGAACGATTCATCGCTCAAAGACTTCATCGTATCTTCTGGTAGGTCAAAAGAAAGTTCTCCGTTCTGATAATCTTTCTGGAAAATGAACGGACGCAATCTAACTAATTCACTATACTGACCAGCAGCAACTGTACCAACCTTTAAAGTATTGTCAAGTCTAGTAGTTTGATCAGTGTAATCAAATATAGCATCTCCTGCCAATACTGTAGACTTTCTATTTCCAGAAGTTGTTGCAATAGCAGTAGGATCAACTCTCTTAACACGAAGAGTATTTGTACCTTCCAAATCAGAAAGTGTTGGGGTGACTACATCACCTGGTCTCAAATCCTTTTCAAATCTTGTACGGAAACCAGTAATATCTTCACGACCAACACTAGCAACATCAAAAGTTGCATTACCACCACCACCGCTAATCGTAATGGTTTCGTTAATATCGTAACCAGATCCAGCATTGTTAACCGTCACCCCTGTAACTGCACCTGCTGAGACAGTAATATCAACTGTTAGGCTGCTACCATTACCACCAGTAGTGGCAACACCTGTAGCATTTGAATATCCACTACCACCAACGATAGTATCTACAGTAAGAACGTCACCAGTTGTTTCATCAATATTTACTGTGGAAGACTCAATAGGACGTGAATCATTTAGAATCCAGTTTGCACCAAATCTAATAGCACTAGAACCATCAAGACCAAAGGAAGATCTAACATCACTTAATTGATAAGTATGTGCTGCCTCTAAAGTTCCAGAATCTCTATCATTTACAGATAAAATTTCACCATTAGTAAATTGACCAGTTACATGCTCAAGATAAATGTAGTGTGTATTGTTTCCAGTGTCTGCGATATAACCTGTTGCACCAGAAGTTTTACCTTCAATTCTAGTTCCTGCAGTATAAGTTACAGGATTTGAAATATTCAGAACAGTAAACATCTGAACATCAAAGAACCAAAGATCATAAACACCACCAGTAATAGTTGGTTCGATTCCAAATGGTGATGTTGCAGCTAAAGCACTACTAGATTTTTGTAACTGAACTACTCTACATCTACCAATTCTATTAGCACCTGACTTTACAGTAGATGTTGCGTTTGGTGCCCAATCATCATAGAGATTGAGAATTTGATATGCATCGCTAACACCATCTCCAGATACTTCTGGCCAACCATAAACATCATAAACCTTTACAAAATTACCAAGATTGAAATTGATAATACCATTTTGACGAGTTTCAAAATCTCTTGGTTTATCTACATCAACATATCTTGGACTAGTAAATGCAGTTCTATATCCTCTAATATATGCTTTACCAGGTGAAACCTCAATTGCTAGTTTATCATCAGAAGCGGGATTACCTTGATCTGAGTCTTGTCCTTTGTTATAGACACCATTATTAAATCCATCATTAAGATGCTCTCGCATCGTGATATTAAATGTATCAATTACATAATCACCAGACTCTTCAAAAGTTCTACGAGCAAGTGATTTTTCTAACTCACTATATTCAGTTCTTTGTACATAATTTTCTACTCTACTATTATTAATTCTTAGAAGTTCAATGAAGTCTTTATCTGCTTCATCACTAATTAATCTTTTTACAAACTGTGTTTGAATTTTAAATCTATGAGCACCAGGTGCAGAATAGTTTGAAGTACCAGCAGCATTATCATTTAGTGATTCGTCATCTTCAGGAGTAACGATAGATTCTAATACTTCAAGTCCAACTCTATACGATGGATCACTATCATACTGATCAAGAATCAAATACTTGGATGGGACATTTACAAAATGACCTCTAATATAATAAACACCTTCACTAATATATGCAGTAGATCCTTGTGCAATAGCATTAACAGGAAGAAGTTGACCAAATGGAGTTCCAATTTCAATAAGAGTTGAACCGAAAGTAATTTCTTTATCGGTAATTAACTGCTCATTAATTTGAAAAGTTTTTAGACCAGTGTCAGAGGTAGTATCACCAGAATCAATATACTTTACGTATAGTGTAATGTAACCTCTTTCTGATTCTGAGGCAGAAATACTATATAAAACCTTTGCCTTAACACCTGTAGTTAGACCTTCAATAATAGTTCCAGTTATTTGAGTTCTATAAGTTTCAACATCACTACCCAAGAAGGATTCTTGAACAAGAACTGCTTGCACATTCAAGTCATAACCAACTTGACCAGGAATTACCATCGCACCATCTTTGAATAGATGCGTTCCCATGGATTCTACCTGATTCTGTAGAATACTTTGAACTGTGCTAAGTTCTCTTGCCTGTATAGGGAAACCAGGTCTGAACAGCACCCGATAAAAATTCTTATCTTTATCGAAGTCGTCGTAATACGGTGTTACGTTTAGATTAGTATTTTGTGCCATTCGTTTAGAACTCGATTACGATTTTAATGTCTTCTACTTGGTCGTTTGCACGACTGATTGCTCTCCTATTATCTATGTAAACAACCTGACCGCTATTTGGTTCAATCTCTGGTTTCGCATATGCAGCATTGAATCTCATACCCAAATCATACTCAGTATTGTTAATAGTTCTAGAAGATGAGTTAGGAACTGTGGGGAAGTTTACATCTGGTTGTCCAGATGCACCAGAGGTAGCACCAGCAATAACGTTTGAACCATCAAATTCATTCTGTGTACCAGTAACTTCTGGGAAGATACCATCAACAGAGTTTTGATAATACTTCAATACCTTTGTTGTGGCGTTCCACGAGATAACTCTTCCACGTGCAGTAACGTTCGTACCACCAACAACTCTAGTCTGAGTGATAATTTCATCGGGGACATAATTTCCTTGGAATGTAGGAGAGAAGATAACAGCTTTCGCTGCTGAAACTGTAAGATCAGCAATGAGTTCTGCTGTACCAAATTTAAGTGGGTTTGTTACCAATCCAATACGACGATAGTCATTATCAATAGGAAAATCACCAGCACCTTCATCATAAGAAAGTTTGGCGTTAATCATTACTCGGAAACCACCAAGTTCTACTCCAGAGTCATATCCATGACCATTTGGAGGAGGGATGATAACATCAACTTCACCACCAGTACCAGTACCAATACCAGTGATAGCACTAATACTAATCTGACCAAAAGTATATCCTGTACCACCAGATGTCACAGTAGCAGAAGTGATTTTACCACCGTCAACAACGATAGAAACACGACCACCAGCACCATCACCGTTGATAGCAACGTTGTCATAGGTTCCGTTATTGTATCCAGAACCAGCAGCGTTAATAACAACAGTATCAATTTCTCCAGTAACAGCGTTTGTCTTTACTGCTGTATTAGTGAAGACGGGCATATAATCATTGGAGAAAAATTTAAGAACGGAAGCGACAGGGATGGTGTACATATACTTCCAACGATATCCATCGCCAGTAGTAATGATAGAGGTACTAGTGCCAGTAGGCTCAACTGTAGAAGGTTTACCATTAGGATCGGAAGGAGAAGTGCCATTATAGATGCATTTATAAACCTGATATTGTGAATTCACAACAAAAAAGTCTGCATCGTATAATTTTGTAGCACCAGAGGAAGCAGTCTTACTTGGAGAATAGTTATGACGATACATGTCATAAGTAAATCCCAATCCACCTGTAGTTTCTTCGGGAGAAACCCAGTCAATTCTACGAACAACTTGAACCGTATCTGCAGCAAGAACTCTCTTAAGAGAGATCATATCATCATAAGAGTTAGAAAACTCCGAAAATGAATCTACCGCTTGCGGTGGTGAATTTTCATTATCCCAAGGTTGGGATCTTCCAATAAAAACATAAAGTCTATCTCGATTTGACCCTGCCGCAGAATCGCTTTGAGATGCGTCAGGACCCTCAAGTGCTTTAATGAATTTTCTCGCTGAAAAAATTCGAAATTGATCAGTTAATAGGGCTGCCATGTCCTAGGTACTATTGTCCTCTTGTTTATTTATGAAGGTTATGAGCGAACGCCAGTTAAGTAGTCTATGCTCTTAATTCTATAGGATGCTCCACCAGTTCCATCTAGAAGTTCTCCACCCAATATTGCGTATGCAACTGCACCTGCTCCAGTGGTATCTCCACCAGCATTAGTAAATGTAACTGTTGGGTGTAAATTGTAGGTTCCATCAACAGTTTGAGTGATTCCATATCCACCATTATTAGTGGTAATAGAAGCAACTTGGTCACCTGCAACTGTCATAACAACTGTTCCTGTGCATTGGATATCTCCAACATCTTCAATGGTAACTGTTGGGGTTCCTGTGTAGTTTGTTCCCGCACTTTGAATATAGAAATCAGTTACTGTGCTATTTTCAGAGAATTGATACAAGAAACCTCCCTCACCTTTAGCGACATTACCAGTATTAAATGGAACAATATTCTGTACCTGTAATACCTTATTTGTAGCATCCCAACCAACAACAGTTGCTTGAACTCCAGAAGATCCTCCAGTAACTACCTCGTTAACACTAAAGTTTCCACCACTTCCACCCTCTAGATATATCTCAATAACTGCTGGATGATCTGTACCTTCATTAAGACCACCTGCAGTATCAACACCAGCAAACTTAAATGGTACACTAGCATCTTTAATTGCATCACCAACAGCAAATAGAGTTGTATTTGTTCCACCCTGAGTTGCTTCAATACCATAGAGAGAGTTGTAAATACCACCATCAAGATTAATTTGATTCTCGTAAAGAGTTCCTGTATTTACCAAATCTGGAATTCCATCACCAGCACCATCATTTTCATCATCATCTTCAAACTTTCTATTTGTTACAGTTGAAATTGGTACAGTCAATAATGTGATAACATCAGTATCACTATCAGTTACCAACACTGGGTTTGGTGGAGTGCTTGTAGATGTGCTACTGTCTGCAACACCAGCATCAAATTGAACTGTGGCATCTTCTGTTGCTGCAATACCACCATCAATAAATGCCAATTCATCAATTTCAAAAGTTACTAATAGTTCTCTAGTAGCAGGATTCCAATCATAAACTTTTGAAATTTTGTTAGATGAATTTTCAACTCTACGAATAAGTCTATCACCAACATTAAATTTATATGTTGATACACCCACTCTATCATCCTGACTAGTATCAAGAATAATTCTTTGATCATAATTAAAGTTTACACCACGAGTAAGACCAGAGAATTTCTCATCAGTTTTTGCGGTGTAGGATATAGTTTCATATCCAACAATAAAATTACCAGATCCAGGAAAAGAACTTGTAGATTTTACAAAAACTTCAGAAGCAGAAGGAGTGATTGCTTTAGTTAATCCAGTAATATAAATGTTTGAAGAATTATTTGCCTGACGAGCACCTGCTTTACGTTTTAAATCAACTAGTCTAGTGAAGATAACTTTTGGTGGTGATGTGTAACCTTCTCCTTCCTCAGTAACAGTAATCGATACGATTTCTCCTTGATCAACAGTAGCAACTGCTTTTGCACCAATACCTCCTCCACCAGTAATTAAAATAAATGGTGCCTCTTGATAAAACTCTCCAGCATTAGCAATAGCAATTCTTGTTACCTTTCCAGTAGTATCAATTTTTGCAGATCCTTGAGCATCCTGTCCACCACCACCTTCAAAGATAACTGTTGGAGCAGTAGCATAACTTCTACCAGCATTGAGTAAAGTTAGACCAGTAACAGTTTGAACAGTAGGAACACCAGTTGCACCAGATCCCTCACCACCTAATATTCTAGCTTTTGCAGGTCCGTAATAGTTATCACCATTTTTAGACATCTTAACATAAGATATTGTTCCTGAATCAGTCAAGACAACATCACCTGCAGCACCATCAGGAAAAAGATCTACAACATCAGGAACTAAACTTCCCTCAAATAAAGGAACTCCATACATTTTAGGACCAATGGCATATGGATATACAGGATTTCCACTACCATCTTCACTCATAAAATATGCATAAGTTCCATTTGGATACTCAGGAGTTACGGCAAACTTACCATTGAATTCATCTAATGTACCTACAGAAGTATCGTAGATATAGTCTTGTACTAAATCTCCTAAAATATAACCAACCTGAACAGTTCTAACACCTAAACTAGAAGTGCTATATCCAAAGACATAGAGAGTAGTTGGTGCTGTAACAGGAACAGTAAATCTAATTTCTCTTGTGGTTGCTGTATTGAAGGCACTAAGATACGCAGCAAATCCAGACACAGCAGATCCATCAATATAATATTCAACTCCCAATTCATATAAGAATGAAGTTTGTCCTATATCAGATGGATTACCTGTACTATGCCATCCATCATTAGTTGCACTGATTAGTAAAAAATTAGCATTATTTGATGCATCATTTTGATTGAATATAATTGTCTTACCTCTATCAAGAGATAAGAAATTTGGTCTAGATCCATCAAATAAAAACTCATTGTTAGAAACAGTTACTGCATATGTAACTGTACCTGCGGTAGTTACCTGAGGTCTTGTACCAGGAAGTTCTGCAGTAGTTTTAAGACGGAATGATGAAACCTCTCTAGCAGCAGTACCACCTGAGTTATATCCATAAGGTCCGTAAATTGGATATCCATCATAGGACATACCAACAACCTTAGAGTGACCATCAACGTGTCTTGATCGATCTATAGTTGATGCATCACCAGGTTGATAGTAATCTTCAGTATAATACTTGTTAGTTAAAGTTTCAGCAGTAGTATCTGAACTGATGATCATATAACCATCATCTCCATCCTGACCAGACATATTTGGATGGTTCTTACAGTAATAATAAATTCTACTTGTCTCATCTTCATTCATCATGAATATTGGAGCATATTCATCTTCATAATCTGCTGCAGGTGCTGCAGATGCTCCAGTACTTCTATAATAAAGAGTACCAGGATTATCGTTATGAGTACCGTCAGGAGTTATACTAAATCTAATCGGATGATTATTATTTGAAGAATCGGATTGATTGAAGTTGATTATATAATTTCTTTTTACTGTAATATTTTCTGGAGCAAAGTAATATGTGCCTGGCGAGAAAGGACCAAATTTTGCAGCGTCAGGACCGAACTCAATATAATAAGCATTAAATGATATTGGATCGCTTTCAACAGTAAAAGAAAATCCTGTAGAACCTAAGCATCTATCATTTTCTTCAAAACTATCACCATTAAGATTTCTAAGATAAATTCTGGTAGGTACGTTATTACCGTCTCTTACAACCTTTGTTATTTCTCCGTTAGCAGTACCTCCAATTTCATCAACTGTTCTGCCAACTTCAAATGTACCAAGAGTTTCATCTGTATTAGTAATATTTAAAACTTTATTTCCTTCAACCTTTGTAGTCCAAGTAAAATGTTTGAATTTACCCCACTGAAAAACACCATTAGTTAGAGCAAATTCATTAATAAGTTTACTAGATTGATAATATCTTACGTTTCCTTCAGTTACTGTATCATATACACTGTTATTTTTAATGTAATCATATTTGACAGAATCAATAGCAAAATTAACAGGAGCACCACCTTCAGTACCCCACTCTGGAGTGTGTAAAAGACCTCCATTCGCAAGAATACCTATTACTTTATCACTTTGTTCTACTCTAGTATTAGGATCAGGTACATCTTTACCACCACGATATATAAATGTTTGATCAAAAGTTCGATCAACCAGAGGTCCACCACTAGGTGCTGCCTCTTCTTGAATGTAAGTGGGTTTAGGATGATTATCAGATTGAATTCTTATTCTATCAGTAATAGAATCAAATATTCCTGTTGTAGGAGAATTTGGATGTGCTTGCCAAATTCTATTAATATCAAACGAATCTATAACTGTTGGAGTTTCCTGTTCGGGAAAGAATTGTAAACGTAGAGGATCATAACCCCTACCTCTTTCAAGAACTCTTACATGAATAATTTTGCCAGAATCAGGATCAATAATTGGATACAGTAATGCTTCCTGATCAGGTGTACCACAACCATCAATAGTCAATCTAGGTGGATCTGAAGGATTATAACCTTCACCACCGTTTTTAACTTTTATAGCACGAACACCGAAAATCTCATCAAAGATGGGTTCGATAACAGCACCAGATCCAGGAACAGTTCTTGTCATTTATATCAGATTAATACGTTGATAGTGCCATTCATAAGTGCATGAATGGTGCATTGATAATAAAGAGTATTTGGAGAATCCATAGGAACTGTCCAATACAAAACATTAGTTCCGCTACCACTTTGACCTGCAGTATAAGCAGTTCCAGAAAGTCCTTGAGTACTTTGAATTCTAAATGGGTGAGTACCACCATTTGAACTATTATCAAATGCGTACGTCATACCTCTCATAACATAGATTGTTGGATCACTAGTAGCAGAAGAGAAACCAGGACCATTAAATGTAAAATGACTTGCTCCATCTGCACCAAGTTCCCACCAAGTCATTGGACTCTTGGTAACTACCCAATTAGTTCCACTCCAATACAAAGAATCACCCTGAACAATTCCTGTAACATCAGTATCAGTTAATGCAGAGAAAGTCGTAGTTAACGATCCACTAAAATTAACAGTTAACGTATCACCAGTAATTGCAGTTGTAATGTTTGTACCACCTGCAATAGTGAGAGTATCAGATACACTATTAGCAGTAGTGGTGCCTGAATCACCAACAATAGATGCAAAGGTATTAGATTGACCAGCACCAGCCACATCATCAGCAGGAACAAAATTAGTTCCATTCCATTTCAATACTTGGTTGGTAGTGGGTGCAACAGTTGTAATATCAACATCTGTTAGAGAATCAAGTCCTGAGTATTCTGTTAAAAGTTTTACTCTAGTATCACCAACACCACCAGCAGTGATGTTCATATTTACATATGGGTTATCATCACCATCAACTGTAAAGAAATAACCAGGTGTAGACGCGGCAGTGGGAGCATTACCCAATGCAGTGTATTCATTTTTATAAGAGATGGTAGATGCTACGGAAACATTTCCAGAAGTTCCCTCAAAAATTGTTGTTTGAGATCCAGCAGTAATCCTTACATCACCAGTTCCGTTTGGAACGAGAGTTATATCACCATTTGATGCGGAAACAATAGAGTTTCCAGAAACATCTAACGCAGAAGTAAGTGCATTAAAATTTGAAGGAGCAAAACTACTTCCATTGTATCTCAAAACCTGACCCACTGCGGGGTTAGAAAGAGAAATACCTAGAGTAGTTCCATTACCAATGGCAGAATACACTTCATTAAAATTATCATTAATCTTATCACCACCACTTCTTAAAGTATCACCTGTATTGTCATTAGCTGTAGTACCAATGTTTAGGGGTTGTTTAGCCATTACTCGCTACAATTTTTAAGTATTTATGGGTTTACTTCAGGGTCGATTAGTTCTTCACCATATAAGGAAAGGTCTGGAGCAGTCCAGTCATCAGGAACTTCTGTTTCAACAACAACATTTGGATTTTGATATCCAGTTCCACCATCAGTAACTGTGACACCAGCAACACCGATAAGTGCCTTAACTTGTCCATCAAATCCAGAGATAGAATCAAGTCTGACAACAGGTCTAGATGTATATCCAGATCCACCAGAAGTGACGCTAACCCTCTCAATAAATCCATTGGTTAATACTGCTGTTGCGTCAGCATTTTGACCAAAGACAGATCCAAGATAATCGAATGTAATTAATGAGTTTGAAGACTCAATAACAGCAACTTCACGATCACTTACCTCACCTTCAATATCAAGAAAGTCACCCGCTTCAACAGGTGGTACAACCACATCAGCATCAACGTCTGCCTCAGAACCAACGTAAGAGAAGGCAACGAATGTGGATCCAAAACGAGGTATTTCTGAGAAGATAATTCTAGAACCAACAATCTCAAAACCAACACCAGGTTCCTGAAGAACACCATTAACAGAAACAATAATATTGTTTTCAGGTCTAATCACACTAGACTGAACACCATCCGTGAGCGTAAGAGAATAGAAAATATCATCACGCTTGAGGTTAAATGACTGACGTAAAGAATCAAACTCAAATGAGATATCATCAAGTTGTCTTAGTTTACCAATATAGAAACCAGTAAAGGAAGATCCTAAATCAGGTGGTTCAGTAAACTGAATCTTATCGGAGAATGCGTTGTAAGAATTAGCAGCACCAGGAGGTTGAAGAACACCATTGATGAATATAAGCATATGTCCTTCAGGATCTGGAAGATATTGTGTACCATTATTAATGGATAGATCAAACGTGGTTTGAGTACCATCAAATCCTTTGAAGAAACGTTTAACTCTTGCTCTGAGAATTTCTCTAGTAACAATCGCAGAACGATAACCGTAAGAACCTCTAATACCATCTCTTCCACTAAATGTTCCTGAGATGTTAGTGAGATATAATCTCTTATAAAGACCAGCATCACGAATATCTTGTATTAAACCTACAGCACCACCATCAACCTCAAGTATATTACTAATAGTTGCAGATCCCTGTAATGTAACTCCGCTTAAACCATAATCTCCAACTGTGTTACCATTATTAATTGTTCCATTAACAGGAACATAGTAGATGTAATTATTAGCAAGATCAACTTCAGTGATATATCCATAAACTGATGTATTCTGAGCAGTACCATTAACTTGATATAATTTATTACCAGGTTCAAATGTAGTAAAGTTAGAATCAACAGTAACAGTCAAACGTCTGTGTCCAATGGATGCAACCTTTTGACCAACCTCAAGATCAAGACCTTCGTACTTAGTAACTTCTAGATATTCTCTAGAAGATTCTGGGAAGACAACAGAATTGACTTCAAGAGAACCCAATAAAGTTTCAGTATCAACAGTTAGTACTCCACCACTGTTATCTGTTACTGCTGTTTGATTATTTTCAAAAACAACTGGTTTTGCGGTGTTAGCACTAGTATATCCTTTGAATGATATATCAGTTTCAAAGGATCCTTTAATGTCAATGACATGTAAGCGATCTTCAATAGCACTAATTTGTGCGGTTGTATTATTTGTGGCACCAACAATGGTGTCAAGAACTGAGAATGTTCCACCAGTTATTGCAACATCAAGATACTTAAAGTTTGTATCTGTAGCAAATCCGTAAACTACACCAGTAACACTAGAGTCTCCTGATTTTTGAACAACTTCATTCATAACAAAAGGACCATCTGTGATGTTACCATCAATTCTAAATCTCTTATAAACTTTAGCAATTTTTGCTTCGTTTAATCTTACAGTTTGAATTTCTGCATAGAGATCTCTATCATTAGAGTATATAAAGTCAGATCCAATAATTTCACCACTAATACCAACAGGAATATCACGCTCACCAAAGTCTTTAACTGCAACAGTCAATCCATTATTTTCACTAATAGTTGTGTAGTAAATATTAGACTTCAGTTGTTCCTTGATAATATCGATACTAGTTCTAACAAATGAATTTACAGTATCTGCGTTGTAATTTGTAGCAGAGGTTGAATCAAAGAACTTAGAGAAACTAGCATTGGTTGAAGGACTTATCAACTCATTGCTCAACGCACGACCAACTTGATCTTGCATTAAGTCAAGAGCAAATTTCTTAATATTAAACTCTGCGTTAGCATAAAACTCTTGACCACTAACAGCAATATATGTTGCTAATAGTTGATTTGTAAGTTTTGCACCCCAAGCAAACACACCAGCACCACCAGTGACATCAATAATATAGAAACCACCAACACCTGTAGTTGTGCTTCTTCTTGTTGCATATGCAGCAGCATAAAGTTTTCCATCAAACAATTCTACTGCACTACCGAAGAATTCTCCATCCTGTGCATCAACAGCAGTTTCCTCAACCACATTAGTTCCATCAAGATCGTAGACGTAAACAATACCTCTTGCATTACCAGCATCTTCATCTTGTTGTGCTCCAATCGCAATCTTACCATTATTAACAGCAACAGAACTACCGTACATATCGGTTGAAGCACGTCTACCAACAGGTGCATACAGTTCAACTTCATTAGTTCCATCAAGGTCATAGATATTTGCCTTACCAGAACCTGAGATTCCGTTTCCATTTGCAAGATAAGAACCAACTACAATCTTGTTATCACCAACAGCAACCTTATTACCAAAACCACCTTGACCACCACCTTCAGGATTAGAAGATGTAATTATAACTTCACCAGTTCCATCTAAGTTATAGACATAAACCTTTCCATTGCTTCCAGCACCTGGTACACCAACAACCAATTTACCGTTACCAGTATCGATTGCCATTCCAAAGTTATCGTTAGATGCTTTATCTGATGCAGTAATGGTTCTTACGTAATTACCATTGAAATCAAATACAAAGACAGCACCTTGATTAGAACCACCACTAGAAGTAAACTCAGGACATCCAACAAAAAGTTGACTGTTAGCAATGCTAACTTGCATACCAAAGAATTGACCACCAGAACCAAGTGAAGCACCAGTAACATCTGTTATGTCAATTTCAAGTTCTCCAGATCCATCTAAATCGTAAAGATAAGCAGAACCAACATTTGCAACTCCATTTACTGTTGTTCCATAAGCACCAACAGCAATCTTATTGTTTCCAATCGCAACATCATAACCATACTTCTGATTGTCATTAGCATTGTTAGATTCAAGTTCAATTTCATTGGTGCCATCTGCATCAAAGACACGAGCAGTTCCATTATTATTGAAACCAGAAGAACTATCATTATAACCACCAATAACAACCTTACCGTTTCCAACATCTATAGATCCATTATATCCAAAGTAAGAATTTTGTTGAGTGCCAGTAGGACTAACTTTAGTATTTGTGGAAACTCCAGTAAAGTTATCAACCTGCGTGATGTTATCTAGAACATTAAGTTTATTTTTAAGATTAGAGAAACCAAAACCAAACTCAGCAGTAATGTATAATCTATACCATCCATTACCAAATGGAATCGCACCATGATCAATAACATTAAGACCAGGTTGAACAAATAGAGATCCTAATGTTCCTGTGTTTAAATCAACTTTAAATTTAGCATTTACAGTTCCACTATCCAAAAGAACTTGGAATTGAACATTATTATATTCAGATGCTTTAACAAACATAGATGATGTAAATGTTTGAGTAGCATTATTAGCACCAGTGTCAAATGTTTCATTAGTGCTATCAAATGTAGTTGCTCCACTGTCAAAGGTATCAAAGGAACTTAGAGCATAAGTTCTTTCAATAAAATGTTCACCAGTTGTTTCAGTTACCGATACTTTATCGGAGGTAGTTGTAGCATCTGGAGAAATGCCTGTATTTGCAGTAACATTTACTAAAGTCTTAGACCAATTTTGATCAAATTGTTCTGGTAAAGTCCATAAGTTAGTGTTACTAATAGAACCTTCAATTAGAGAAGAAATTGCAGTAGCACTTTCAATGGTTTTAATATTACTAATATTGTTATACCACTCATGTGCTGGAGAAACACCGTCAACAGCAACTGTTCCTGTAGCACCATTAGATGTAAGACTAGCACCATCACCATATACACTTCCAGTTATAGCACCAATAATTAAAATTGGAGAAGAAACGTATAGAATTTCTGCAGTATTTGTACCATCCGTTATGGTATTACCTACAACAAAAGTTCCAGAGAAGGATTCAAGAGTTATAGTATATGCAGTTCTTGTGTCTCCAGTATCTGTTGTAAACAAGTCATACTGTAAATTATTAACAGTATCAGTGATAAATGAATCATACTGCCAAGAATTTGTTCCAAACTGATTATTTACAGTAGAGGCAATTTCTGCTTTATAGTAATTTTCATTAAAGAGGATATTCTTAATTGCACTACGTGCCTCAACATCACCAGGAGCAATTGTTTCTAGAGCAATCTCAACAAGTTTTCTCATTCTAAATGCTACTTTAGTAATGTCTGTTGGAGTTTCAGTATCTCTATATGCTGAATCATTTGTATGAACAGCAGCATATTGATCTCCAGTTACACTAGATCCTGCACTGTATAATAAATTTCTAATTGCTTTTTCAGCAAGCATCTTAATTTGCTCATGAGCAAAGTAGAAAGCAAATAATTGAGTATCGATATCATCAGAAATTCTAAGATCATTAGATAAGAATTTCTGTATTTGAGTGATCGTGCTATTATCACCACCAGTTTGAAGATCAGAAATCATCGCAATGATGAAGTCCTTAACGTAAGTTGTGTATGTGGGACGGTCGTAAGTTAATGCAGAGAAAGTACCATTATCAACTGTATATCTC